TCTTAGAATTTGATCATATCACTGGAAATGTTTTAATACTCAACAATTCAAATGGATTTAATGGTGCTGAGCCAAAAATTATATCAATAAACAATTCAAATGGAATCGGAATACATTCACTATCTTACAATCAGTCTACTAAAATAGTTACTGCATACTTACAAGAAGAATATACAAATATAAATGAATTTCCAATTTCAATCCAGGATAAAATTTTTATAGAAAATACAGCAATATTGGAAACAGATCCAAATTACATAGGTTACAATTCTAGTGACTACAATTATGAATATTTTCAAGTTACTGGAATAACAACTTCTATAGGCGGAAATAGAGCATACGTTCAGTATGATATGTCGGAATACACAAAAATAGATAAACAAATGGGAACTTTTGATTTTATCGGATCAAAAGGATCAATGGTAACTCAAAATAGTGTTCCAAAATTTAAATCAACAATTAAAGTGAATTCATATTTAATTGGAGAAAAAGTCAAATTTGACAATTTTGTTGGACAAATTAATAGTTGGAATGAAAAAACTAATTATGCTAAAATACAAACAACATCAGAAATAAACCTAAGTTCATTATTAGTGGGACAAACTTCTGGATCAATTGGAAAAATAGTAGAAATAATAAATTTTGAATCTGATTGTAATATTGATTATTATAATATTAGAACTAAAGGTTGGGAGGGCATATCTGGATTCCTGAACTTTAATTCTCAACGTTTACATGATAATGATTACTATCAATATTTTTCATATTCGGTAAAATCTAGAATTCCATTGGAAAATTGGAGTGAATTAGTTGATTCATCTGTGCATACAATTGGATTTAAAAAATTTAGTGATCTGTCTATAGAATCAAAACCTACTGAATTCAGTGGAATATCTTCTACTCAAACTCAAGGTTCTTTTGTAGGAATATCGAATCTAAATACCGTTATAGACTTGGAATCTATTAATGATTTTGACCTTGGATTGGAAACAAATGTATTTGAATTAAATAGTAATGTAGTTTCTGATGAAATTACATTCAACTCTACAATATTACAGGATTATTCCCAATCTATAGGAAATAGAGCGTTAATAATAGATGATATAAGTAATGAGTTTAATACAAACAAAAAAGCAACTTTTGTAACTGCCATTAATATTTAAATTAAATGTCAAAAACCAGAGCTATAAAATTTTTTCTGACCATAAAAGACGAATCTTATACTGATAGAGTTCAGTCATCAATATTAACATTTATATATGATAATAATGATTTATTAGTAAATGATTATGGAAAAATATACACAGATGATGATCTTGGTGATTTTTCTGTATCTGCAATTTCAGATCAAGCGATTTTGGATTTTATCCCTTCAGATAATAGAATCAATGAATATAGCTATGGATACATTTATTATGATACTAAAAAATTCATTTCTGGTTCTTCATTTTTAAATTTGGGGAATTCTGTTAGTATAGCAACATCAAATACATCAATATCATCCGGAATTTCCACCACTATATTTAAAATCCCAGAGAAATTCGATTCTTCTAAATTGATTGTCGAATTATCTGGAGATAAAAATAAATATGAATTCATAGAAATAAATTTAGCTAGTAAGTCTTCTGGAATATTTTATTCAGAATATGGCAGAATAAATTCTAATGCAAATCCTTTAACTGGAATAGGAACATATCACTTTTATAAAGATGCATCAAACAACATTAATGTAGATTTTCATGCTTTTGATCTTTCAGAAAATTATACTTCAAATGTAGTTTCTGTGTCACTTGCAAAAACTGATTACGTGGGAATTGACACCAACCAATTAAAATATGCAAATATTTCTTCTAATGTAGTATCGATTGCAGCATCAACTAGTCCAACTCAACAAGTAATATCTAATTATCCAATAGACTATCAATCTGCATATTATTTAATTAAAATAAATGACGTAACTAATGATAGAATTCAACTTTCTGAATTACTAGTGTTGAATAATTTAACAGAATCGGTATTTGTAGAATATGGAAAAGTTACTTCAGATGGTGATCTAGGAGTTTTTGATACTCTTGTGTCTGGTGTGTCGGAATTATATTTTACTCCAAATCCAGATATAGAAGTACAAATAACAATATATCAACAATTTGTTGGATTTACGCAATTTGTTAATTACCCAAAAAAGATAGATTTAAAAAATTCAAATATAGTCACATCAATAAGTAAATTTGGTTATGGAGATGACGAGAATAATAGAACTAATTTTGAGTTAACGCACAAAAATGTTCCAATATTTGAGAGAATATTTGATGGAAGTAATTCTTCAATAGTAAATTTAAGTAACAATTCAATATATTTACCAAATCATTTTTTTGTTACTGGAGAAAAAGTAGAATACAGATCGGATGAATTCGATTCAAATTTAAATTTAAACTCGATAGGTATGGCATCTACTTATGTTTCTGGAATAGGGAGTACTGACAAATTGCCCAAAACATGTTACATATACAAATTTGATAATTCTAGAGTTGGTTTATGTTCTAGTCCAGAATACGCATTATTAGATCCACCCATATTGTTTGATTTTACTTCTTTGGGTACAGAAAATAAACATTATTTGACTTCAACAAAACAACATGTAAAGTCATTGATTTGTATCGATAATATTATACAGTCTCCAATTGTTGGTACTTATGTAACTACTACTTTACAACAGAATTTAACTAGATTTAGTGACGTTTTAGTTTTTTCTGGAATTTCATCATTTTTTGCTGGAGATTTAATACAAATAAATGATGAAATTATGAAAATAGAAGGTGTTGGAGTGGGCAGCACAAATTATATTACAGTAAAGAGGTCTTGGTTGGGCACTGGAATCTCATCCCACTACTCTGGTAATTTAGTAAAAAAATTAAAAGGTAATTATAATATAGTAAAAAATACGATACATTTTGATTCTGCACCTTATGGTCCATTACTACCTGGAGAAGAATACGATACATCTACTTCTACATCGATAGAATCTTTAGTAAAATCAACGTTCCAAGGGAGAGTTTTCATTCGATCTGCAGACCCATCCATACCAGAGGAAACATATGAAAAAAACTATCTTTTTGATGATATATCAAACTCTTTCAATTCAATTCAAAAGACATTCGAACTAAAGCAACAATCAGATTCTATAGTTGATTTTTATCAAGACTCTTCAATAATATTAATAAATAACCAACTTCAAACTCCAACTAAAGATTTTACTTTAAGTGAATCGGGAGGAAAAACAAATATAATTTTCACTGGGACTGCAACTTCTGCAACATATGATCCAAATAATGCTAGTATACCAAGAGGTGGAATAGTAGTTTCTTTTGGGTCCACTTCTGGTTTTGGTTATCAGCCATTAGTTTCTGCTGGAGGGACTGCTATAGTTTCAATTTCTGGAACAATTCAAGGAGTTAGTATTGGAAACAGTGGGTCTGGATATAGAAAAGATTTACAGTTAGTTAGAGTTGGGATACAGACATCAGATGAATCAACAGTAAATATACAATTTATAGGGACAGCAACTGTATCAAATGGTAATGTAGTTTCTGTGGCCATTACCAATCCAGGGATTGGATATACACTATATCCTTTAGTTTATGATACAATAACCACACAAACAGTTTCTATATCTTCCACAGAAATATTTTTAGAGGATATATCAAAAATACCAAATTCATATCCAGTATTGTCAATAGGCAATATTTTAAATAATGTCTCTATTGTGGGGATAGCAACATCTAGCGTATACATTTCAAGTTTAGATGCTCCATTGACTCCAATATCATCTAATTCTGAAGTAAAAGTTAAAACCTACAATCCACCAAAAGTAGTCTTTGATTCTCCATTGTCCTATAGTGACGTACCATTAAAATATAGTGGAAATGTTGGATTGGGAACAGAAGCAACTATAGATGTTGTTGTTGGTCAAGGATCTAGTATAATAGATTTTACGATAAAAAATTATGGATATTCTTATTCAGTAGGAGACATTTTGACATTGCCTACAACTGGAGCAATAGGAATACCAACTATGTCTCCATTTAGTGAATTTAAATTGACAGTAACAGAAACTTTCTCTGATAATTTTTTTGGATGTTCCATAGGAAATATTAGAGTATTGGATGATATATCAGATTTAATTGATAGTAAAAGAAGAATTTTCCCACTATTTTATCAAGGAAATAGGTTTTCCATTGTAGCAAAACCAGGTTCAAATATTGATGTCAAAGCTACTCTTATAGTTCTGATAAATGGAATATTACAAGAACCTGGAGTTGGATATCAATTTAACGGAGGGAGTATCATTTCCTTTGCTGAGCCATTAAAAGTGTACCCAAATGGAGAAAAAGATACATGTACTATTTTGTTTTATAGAGGAACAGATGGAATAGATGTGAAGGATGTGGATATATTTGAAACTATAAAGAAAGGAGATAACATCGAACTAGATAGTGATGAATATAATTATAGACAAAAAACAAGAATAGTAGAAGAAATTATTTCTACTGACGCAATCAAAACAAACTTATATAATGATTTTGGGATAGTAGAAAATGACGATCTGTTTAGGCCTCTAAATTGGACAAAACAAAGACAAGATCTGATAATTCAAGGAAAACATATAACAAAAGATAGATTAGTATATGAACCATCCATTTTTCCTGTCACAAATATAATAAAAAATGTTGGTATTGGAACAACTCAGATATATGTAAGAAGTTTGAAAACATTTTTTGATGGTAAGAATGAAAACAACACAACAAGTGACAAAAGCAATATAGAAATAATATCTTTAGATGCTTTAGTTTCTGCATCTGCAACTGCAACAGTCAATTCTAGTGGAGAAATAGTAAATCTTAATTTAACTTCTTATGGTAGTGGATATTATCAATCACCTTCAGTTTATATAGAGCCACCACAAGAAACTGGAACAATAGCAGAATATACTACAAATATATCAAATGGACAAGTAATTTCATTTAATGTAATTTCAGTTGGTAGTGGATATACGAGCACAAATCCTCCAATTGTCTACATATCTCCACCACAGATAAAAAAAGAAACCATAACTAACGTCAATTATTCTGGAGATTTTGGTATTATTACTGGAATTGCAACTACATCGATTGCTGGTGTTGCACAAACTGGATTGATTTTCGATCTTTTAATTGAAGCAGATTCTCCATTAAGAAATCCAAAATATGTAAATACGACCATTCAAACCAGTGAGATAAAGCAAGATTATTATTTTGAGGTATATGGTAGTAATGTTGGGTATGGTTTAACATCTATATCTAATGGGAATTCAGTTATTGGAATTGGAACAACTGGAATAGATAATATATATCGAGTGGCATCAGTTTCGATTGCACAAACTAATGCATATGGAATTGGATTAACTAATGTCGCTAAGGTTGTTGTCAGTGTCCAAGGGTATAATAATATCAGTGGACTAGGGTTTAGTGGGTTTTATGGGAATTATAGTTGGGGACTAATACAATTTGAAAGTAAGAACAGAAAAACACCAAAAGAGTTTTTGGTGAATCAAAATTATGGAGTAGTTGGTATTGACAGCACAGCTGTTGTAAGGAGAAAATCTCCACTTAAGTATTTTAATTATTTGACATAAATAATATTAAAAAATAGATAAATGTCAGCAATTATAACTGATCAAATTAGAATACTAAATTCAAAAAGTTTTGTTAGTTCCTTAAAAACGGGAGAAAACAAATTATATACTTTTGTAGGTCTCCCAAATCAAACAGAATATCAATCAAATTGGGATTCTAATCCCCCACCACCAAAAGATAGTTTTGATGATGAAAATGATTGTTGGGAAAATATGATATCATTAAAAAGAGTCAATCCGGACTCTGATGTTAGGCATGTAGTAAGAAGAACCACTTGGGAGTCTGGAACTACTTATGACATGTATAGACATGATATAAGTAGGAATAATCCATCAAAACCATCTCAAAAATTAAATTTATATCAATCCAATTATTATATTTTAAATAGTGATTATAGGGTGTATATTTGCCTCTATAATGGAGCATCACCAGAAAATAATTTTGAAGGAATACCATCAATAACTGAACCAACTTTTACTGATTTGGATCCAAAGATAACTGAGGATGGATATATATGGAAATATCTGTATACATTAAATGTAGAAGATGTAATAAAATTTGATTCTTTAAATTACATTCCGATTCCTTCTGATTGGGAAACTTCCACAAATTATGAATCAATAAGAAAAAATGCTTTAGAGAGCGGCCAAATAAAAGTAGTAGTAGTAAGAAATTTTGGAGAAAATTTAGGAGATCCAAATATATACACTAATATTCCAATTATTGGAGATGGATCTGGTGCAAAAGTTAGCATGATAGTTGGAAACGATGCAAAAATAACCTCCGTAGTGGTAACAAATGGTGGTAGTAATTATACTTATGGTACGGTGGACCTGAGTGGCATATCATTTCCATCTGAAGCATCTTTGCCCAAATTTGATGTTATCATACCACCAAAAAATGGACACGCATATGACATTCATAGAGAATTGGGAGCTTATAATGTATTAGTATATTCTAGATTTGAAAATGACCAAAATAATCCAGATTTTATCACTGGAAATCAAATATCCAGAATTGGAATAGTAAACAACCCATTGAATTATGGTTCTAGTATAATTTTAGATAGAGATGGAGTTAGTGCTACGTATGCACTTAAACTGATAGGAAAAAATTTAGTTGATGACTATAAAGGATTGACAATAGAGCCAGATTCAATAGTAACGCAAACTGTTGGGACCGGAATTACTGCAATTGGTAAAGTGATATCATATGACAATAAAACTGGAGTATTAAAATATTGGCAGGATAGGTCATTATATGGTTTCAATTTAGGTGGAGAATACGATTCTACCGGAACTAGAAAACCTGAAAATGTCTCTACTTATGGAAACGAAAAAGTTCAATTTACAAGTAATATTTTAGCTGGCGGATCTTTAGATATTTCTGGCTTTTCGTTAACTTTAAAAATAGATAGCAACTATACTGGCATAACAACAGTAATAAATAATGTTAATTATAATCTTGGACAAAGATTTACTTCTGGCGTATCCACTCCAGAAGTAAAACCAAACTCTGGTGACATTATCTATGTGGATCACAGACCAGGAATAACAAGATCTTCTAATCAAAAAGAAGATGTGAAAGTAATCTTACAATTTTAATGTATTAGGATAATCATGCCACAAAAAACTAATTTAAATACATATCCATATTTTGATGATTTTAATCCAGATAATATATATCATAAGATACTATTTAAACCTGGTTATCCAATACAAGCAAGAGAGCTAACTTCTCTGCAATCCATACTACAAAACCAAATTGAGCAATTTGGAAAATGGGCATTTCAAGAAGGAAGTCCAGTAATATCTGGAAATATTACATATAATGATAGATATTATGCAGTAGAACTCAAAAATTCTTTTAATGGCATAAATGTATTTGACTATTTCGGTCCTATTCCAGGAAAAATTATATTTGGTCAATCTAGTGGAGTAAGAGCAAAAGTAATAAGTTGTATAGGCCCACAACAATCGGAAAGAAATAATACAACGATTTATGTTAATTTTATAGATTCTGATTATACAAATTCGGAATACATTGGATTTTCTGATGGTGAGAATTTACTTTTAGAAGAAGATACGGCATTTATTATAGGAGAAAATCAAGATACAGTTCTAACAATAAGAAGAGGAGAAGCATTTGCTTCTACTATAGATAGAAATTGCAATTCTGTAGGATCCATTCTATCGATTGATTCCGGAGTATATTTTACAAGGGGATATTTTATAAAAAATGATCCACAATTTATCATATTAGATCAGTATAACAATTCACCAAGTTATATTGTTGGATTTGAAGTACTAGAAGATATTATTACAGTTGAAGAAGATCAATTTTTAAATGACAATGCAAAAGGATTTTCAAATTATGCAGCTCCTGGAGCGGACAGACTTGGTATATCACTCGTATTAACAAAAATAGGACTCGATGAAGATGTCCCGGACAATTTTATAAAGTTATTAGAAATCAATAATGGAGTCATACAAAGTATACAACAAAATCCTCGTTTAAATGAACTAGGAAAAGAATTAGCAAAAAGAACCTATGATGAGTCTGGGGATTATTATGTTAAATCTCCAACTATAACAGCAAAAGAAACATTAAATAACTTACTTGGAAATGATGGCATTTATAATAAAAATCAAATAACATTCAATGAAAATATACCAGATGAATCCTTAGGAACATATCAGATTTCTCCTTTAAAAGCATACATTAAAGGATATGAAGTTGATGTAATTTCTCCTGTATTTTTAGACTTCAAAAAGGCAAGAACAACTAAAAGATTAGAAAATCAAAGCATAGTATATAATACTGGATCGAATTTAACTTTAAACAGAGTATATGGTTCTCCAGTTGTAGGATTTTCCACTTATACTTTAAGCCTAAGAAGTGATAGAATAGGAATAAATTCTTCTTCTCCAAATGGAAAAGAAATTGGTATAGCTAGAGTTTATGATTTTTCATTAGAATCCGGATCTTACGACTCTTTAATACCAAATGCAAATCAGTGGAATATATCTCTATATGATATACAAACTTACACAGAAATATCAATAAACGAACCACTAACACTAAATGTACCTTCTTACATAAAAGGAAAATCTAGTGGTGCTAGTGGATTTTTGAGATTCAATATTTCAAATTCTGGTATATTAACTGCATATAATATTTCTGGTAATTTCATACCTGGGGAAAAATTAGTTTTTAATGATGTAGAAAATGAAAATACTAGAGTTTCTACATTAATCACATCTCATACAATAGATAGTGTAAAATCTGTATATGGATTAGTAGGTACTTCATATACTTTTTGTGCAGATACAGTACAAGATACGAAAAAATTGTTTTCAAATGTAGAGATTACTAGTGTAGATTCTACTACAGGTATTTCTACCATAAAATCCAATATTCCAGTATTTTCTGGTATAGCCAAAAATAATGATTTAGTATCATACACTTCTCAAGGAAAAATATACCCAACATATGCCAAAGTAACAAATGTAACTGCAACTACTCTTACTTTGGCTGGATTGACTACTGTAACTGGAGTATGTGATGCCCAATTGCCATCTACAAATATACAAGTAACAGATTTAAAATTACTTGGAACGAAGAAAAATACATCAGATAATGAAAATCTTTACACAAAACTACCAAAAAATGTAGTTAGTGATGTGGATTTGACTAATTCTAATTTGACTGTAAAAAAACAGTTTGATATAACTATAACATCAAACTCTACCGCAAATATATCCGCTGGCCAAAACGAAACATTTCTCCCATTTGACGAAGAGAGATATGTACTGACAACAGAAAATGGATTTACAGAAGTTTTAACAAACGACAAATTTGATATAACAACATACAATAATTCTGGCGGATCTATAATAAAATTCAATGGACTGTCAACTAGTAGTGGATCGGCCAAATTAATAGCTACATTAACTAAAACTAATGTAGAGGCAAAACTAAAAAATAAATCTAAAATTAAATCAATTGTAGTAGATAAATCTAGATTAATTGGATCTGGAATTGGAGAAACTACTATTAATAATGGACTAGTTTATGGAAACTATCCATATGGAACTAGAGTAGAAGATGATGATATTTGTCTATTACAATCTGATGTAACTAAAATTTATGGAATATTTGAAAAATCAGATAGTATAAATTTAAACTTGGATCCAACAACTCCAAGAATTACTTTAACAGAAATTAGAGGTATTTCTGGAAACACCAATGATATTTCATTAGGAGAAATTTTTGTCGGAGAAGTAAGTAATGCGGTTGGAATTTATGCAGAAAAAATTGATCTTGGAACAATAGGATTTATATATTTAAATTCAAATTCATTCATTCGTGGAGAAACGATAACTTTTGATTCGTCTCAGATAACTGCCACCGTAAATTCGACTACTATTGGGGATAAAGATATAACATCAAATTATATTTTGGATGATGGACAAAGAAATTCAATATATGATTATTCGAGAATTACTAGAAAACCATCATACAAAGAACCAATAAGAAAAATAAAAATTTATTTTGAATCATCATCTTATTCTCCATCTGATACTGGAGATATAACTACTGCAAATTCATATCAAAATTACGATTATTCAGAAATACCTAGTATTAATGGAGAAAGAAATAGTGATATTATCGATGTTAGGCCAAAAGTAACTCAATATCAAGTAGTAGAAGGTACTAGATCACCATTTGAATTTTTAGCAAGAAATTTTTCAACATCATATAATAATTCTTCAAAATATGTTCTTGCATCAGATGAAAATGTCACTTTATCTTATTCCTATTATCTTCCTAGAGTAGATAAAATATTTCTCTCGAAAGATGCTTTATTCCAATTGAAATATGGGGAACCATCAGAAACCACTCAGTTTCCATATTCTTTGGATGATTCCATAGAAATAGCTACAATTTATGTTCCTGCATATACTTTTAGTGCCAGTGATGTTTCTATAGTTAAAAATGAATATAAAAGATATACAATGGCCGATATTGGCAAATTGGAGACTAGAATAGAGAATTTAGAATATTACTCTACTCTATCTTTATTGGAAAAAGAGACTGCAAACTTAGGTATATTCGATAATAACGGAAATCCTAGATTCAAATCTGGTTTTTTTGTTGACAACTTTAGTACTACTTTATATCAACAAAAAGATACCATAGTAAAAAATAGCATAGACAGACCAAATAATGAGCTAAGACCAACACATTATACTACTAATTGTGACTTGATATTGGGAGAATCTTCCATAATATTGAATAAAGATTTGAGCATAGATATAAATTATTCAAATGATTTCATTTCTAGTAATATAAAGAAAACTGGAAAGGTAATAACATTAGACTATTCCGAAGTAGTAGAAAATACTCAGCCATTCTCCACAAGAGTAACTGAAGTTACTTCATATTCTACTGCAGAATATGTTGGAGGGATAACATTGAGTCCATCGTCTGATACTTGGATAAGTCAAAGAAAAACAAAGACTAATCTTGTAGATCTAGATGGAGTCATAACAGAAACACAAAGACAAATTATAATAACAGAGGACACGGAAGAAACTGGATTTTCTGCTCCGATATGGAATGGGGGAAGTCTATGGACAAGAGATCTAATATCAACAGAACAAATTCCTTATATGAGAAAAAGGAATATAGAATTTAGAGCGGAACGAATGAAGCCATATACTAGATTATATGCATTTTTTGACAATGTAGATGTAAATAGACATATAATTCCAAAATTAGTTGAAATTCAGATGACTAGTGGGGTCTTCCAAGTAGGAGAGACCATCACTGCAAAAATAGAAGATTCTTTTGGTTCTTGGATTTCTAGTATAGGAACAGTTCCAGAAATATTAAAACAAAAACTGAGACAAGAAGGAATTTCTATAGAAACTATCTCTGATTTGAAAAATTTAACTCTAAGTTCGAATATTGGTATTAGCACTACATCAAACAATGCAGCAGCAAATATTATTTTAGATTATTTTAGATCATCTAACTACGAGTCAGAAAATGGAGGAAAATTTAGATTGTGTACTCCAGACCATAAAATTGGTCCATATAATAGTCCAACTAAAAAATATAATGTAAATCCGTATGATAGAAGTCAAATTATACCTTCTACATATTCGACTACTTCAAGTATATTAAATATTGATACATTTAGTCTTTCATATAAGGGACAATCCAATTTTTATGGAAATATAAAGATTGGAATGAAATTGATAGGAGAAACTAGTAATGCAACTGCAATAGTTAAAGACATAAAATTAATTACTGACGATTCTGGAACTGTAATTGGATCATTTAGAATTCCAAATACAGACAATATTAATCAAATTGGAGATAGATTTACTTCAGGAGAAAAGGCATTTAGATTGACTAATAGTTCAACTAACTCTCTTATTCCTGGTGTGGTATTCACATATGCGTATGAGAAATTTTATTCTCAAGGTACATTGAATAATGTAGAGGAGTCTACTCTTTCTGTTAGTCCTCCTAGCTATGCTCCAGAAATCCCTCCGCCATTACCAATAGTATACAACTACAATTTCCCAGAATCGACTCCCCAAATTCCAAATTCGATTCCTCCAGTTATTCCATCGACTCCAGTTATTCCATCGACTCCAGTTATTCCAACAACACCACAAGATCCACAACCA